GTCTAACGCCTGGATACTTTCCTACTGTCATTATGCCTTCCTATACTTTCTAACTTTTTTAGCTACAGCTTTAGGTTGTTTAACATGTTGTTTTCCAGCCTTGCGTCCTTTTCTTTTAGCTGCCGAAGTCTTAGCATATTCTTTTGCGGATAACGCTTTGATAGCTTTTTCTGGTAAGTAACGCTCACCTGTTGCTTTTGAACCCTGCGTGGACGGTTTACCACTCTTGGTTTTCCACTTTTGTTTCGTCCACTTCTTTAAACTTTTTTGTGATGCAGCTAATCCCATTTAACATTCCTTATTATATCACCTTATATTTATATATACAATCATTTAGTAGGCAGCTCTAGGAAAAAGAACTATAGCTAAAAATAATAAACCTATTAATGCTCCAACAATAATACTAACAATTGAAGTTACTTTAATATTGTGCATCATTTCTTCATGAGCAATCCTAGCTTCACGCTTTGCTTTTAGTTCTGCCTCTTTAGCTTCTTGTATTCTTTTAGCACGTTCATCTACAATGGATTTCCAAGTACCGTGACCAAAACGCATATCAATAAGCTGTTTCATTTCTGCCATTTTTTCTTGTGCTAACTTAGCGTCAATGACTTCTTGTGCTACAGACTTAATACCAAATTGATCACCAAGACTGACCCCAGATTTTTTGGCACGTTTTTGTTGTATTTGTTTTTCACCCTCAAATAGATGATCAACATATCCAGCAATTTCACCAATGTCCTTGGCTGTACCAATAGCAGATTTAATACCGTCTACTGCACTTTTTACTAACGCAATACCTGCTAAAGTTTCTGCAATCATATTACTGTCCTAACTTAGGTATTGGTTTACAAACTGCTGTTATATTTAATCTTCTATTATCCCCCGCTGGAACAGGTCTTTGTTTAGATAACCTTTCTGCAAAGTACAAACATCTATCCACATCTTTAAATCTTTGTGTCTCATCTATCTTTGTTGCTCCTATATAAACAACAAGAAGAAACTCTATCACGTTTTATAACCACCACCTGCTTTTTTATATTCAGAAGCTAGTAGTTGTGCCTTACGTGCTGACCATTGACCAGATGCACCACCCTTAGTACCCGCTTTAATTTTTTCAAACAAACGTTTACGCATAGTGGGTTTGGTATAGTTACCTGCTTTATTAACTGTGCTTTTAGATTTTGTTTTAGGCTTGACAGGTCTGCCACCTAACTTAGCAGTCGCAGTTTTAGATTTGGACTTACCAGCTTTAGACAAGGCAATGGCTATGGCCTGTTTATGTGGCTTCCCAGACTTTATTTCTGTGCGTATATTACTGCTAATTGTTTTAGGTGACTTACCAGATTTAAGTGCCATTGTTATGGTCTCCGTAAACGAGCCTTGCCATAACCACGCATAGGACCGCCTAGCTTTTTCTTCATAATCTTACCACCGTAAGCATAACCCATTTCGTCAAAGTCTTCATCAAGAAGAAACTTATCGTTTTGAGCAGCTTCGATTTCTTTCATAAGATCTTCATACTCACGATCCTCTTTAGATTTTTTATCAGCCATTATGATTTCCTTACTGCACCAAAGCCCTTCATAGCTGCACCGCAGCCCATGCCGCCACCAGCTTTACGTTTAACCATCTTACCACCGTAAGACTTATTGCTAAAGCGTGAACGCATTTCGTCAAGCTTTTTATTCATAGCTTTAGTAGCTGGTTTAATTGAAGCAGACTTAGCAGCGTCTGATTTAGCAGCTTTAGCTTTCATATCTGGCTTAGACTTTGGAAGTGCCATCATAGCTTTTGCTTTTTTCATGCCAGGTGTAGCAGAACTTTTAGCTTCCATCGTAGCTTTAGCTTTTTTAGGAGTAGGCGAAGTCTCTGCCCCTGCTTTCATTTTAGCACGAACACCACGTGTATAGCTATCGTCCTTACGGTTCATCATATTCATTTCAGTTTGTGAGGTACGACCATATGGACCTTGTGATCCTTTATTGTCACCCTTTTTAGCTGCAGGAATATTTAGCTTCTGATCAATTCTAATTTTGTTTACATCTTTAAGATTTGGATTTGCAGAAATAATATCCTGTATACGTACACCGTACTTTGCAGCAATATCAGATACTGTATCACCTTTACTTACTGTATGTTTTGTAGCCATTTATTTTCTCCTTAGTATAGTCTGTTATGACCTGACTGTTTCTTAACAGCCTTTGTTGATTTACGTTTAGCCTTCATGGGTTTAGCTTTAGAAACTTTACCACCTTTTTTAACGGCTACCTTCGATGCACGATCTGCCATTAATTTATTTTTCAATTCAGGCGGTAGCTTACTTAACATTTCCATCATAGAATCACCGCTACTCATAGCACCTGAAGAAGCAAGTTTACCTAATGCACCGCCTTTGCCTCCACCCATACTAGCCATTGCTTTCATCAAATCTTTGGGTACACCTTCAGCTTTACTTAAAGCACCCATTGCTTCTGCTTTCTTAACGCCTTTTTTCATAAACATTTTAGTTTGCCCCTATTCGTAAATTATTGTCTGCACCTGCAGGACTTGCTGGCATTTCCATATCATCCCTACGAGTACGTCTTGCCTGATTCTGTAATGTCTGTAATGATTGAGCGTAGCGTTGTTCAAACAACTGCGCTGTTGGATAGTCTTTCATAAACATCATAGCTTCTACCATTGAAGCATTAAATAAAGCATCGTAGCAGAAATCTGAAAAATAATTATTAGGAGTTGCTGTTGTTAAGGCTACTGGTTTAGCTACATATGCAATTTCACCACTCAAAGTAGATACAGGTGTAGGAGCAATAATAACTGTAGTATTATCACGTCTGCCATAATATATTGGCGTACCTGTACTTGCACTTACAGGCCAGTAATCTTTAATAAATTCGTCTGTACGTTGTAAAAGATGTATACGTGTTGGATCAGTTGTTGGTGTTGCAGAAGTAGTAACATTGAAGTTTTTTACTATTCGTGTACCTGATACTAAAGTAATACGATTGTTATCTGCAGATACAGCAATTGAGGTATAGGTGACTAAACCGTAATCGTCAAGATCACGTGTCATACGCTCTTCAGCCCTATTAACCATTTTAGGAATATAGGTCTGGAACTCAGTGCCATCGTTTTCACAGGCTTGGGTAATATCGTCTACGAGATAAAGATAACTAGCCATAATAAATAGCTACTGTCGCTGCAGATGAAGGGGCAGAAACTTTTACAGGACCATATGTTTTAATACCAAAGTCTGGTATCATAATGTCACCTGCATCTACAACGGTTGTTGTAACAAATTTAATATTGTTACCGTTGGTGTTTCCGTATGCATCTGTTTGACTTCCAGTAATAGTGAATGTTCCTACACCAGAATATGTAATGCCTTTAATACGTGTATCGGTTACTGTAGTACCAGTTGTCGTATCTAATACGGCACCGCTACCAGTAACAAAACCTTGTTTAATATTTGTAGCCATGTTTTCCTCATTGTTAATTAGTTAGTTATTTATGGACTATTGACTATATTATACACAAAAAAAGAGGGATATGAAAGCCACACCCCTCTAATTTTTTTATTTTTATTGGTTAGACACTAGGCTCCTTCGGAACCGTAGAAGCCACGCCAATCTGACCAACCGAAGCTGTAACGCTCACGAGCCTTAAACCGGAGGTTGCCAGTGTCGAAGTCTGGCTCCATCTTGGTTTGTAGAGGCGCACGAACAAACATCTTGGCACCATTAGGACAATCAGTCTTAATGAACCAAGCATCAGTGTCTGTAAAGCGGCGGTTCACGTAGAAGCCACCAGGTACAAGACCCTGATTACGGATTGAGTTAATGTCATTAACATTAGTTGCACCGTTTGCTGCAGTTGTTGGGTTTACCCCAATGCGTGTTGACATTGTGCTGTTCAAGATCTGGTCAGCAACAAATGCGAGGTCTGAAGGAATATGCAAAGACTTAGCTTGCAGACCAATCAGAATACCACGGTCATCTTTTGCTTTTGAGATCTGGATCAGAGCAGCTTCAAGAGCAGCCTCTGACAGGTCAACAGCACCAATGTAGTTGGACTGGTTTCCAGCACCGATTGTTGCGTGTGAAGCAGAGAACAATTCTACACCATCACCACCTACGTAAGTAGCGTTGAAGCCGTTATTGAAAACGTCTGCAGCTTTTACTTGCTTGGTGTTCGCCATTGCACGTGCTAGACCCCTTGCACGAAGCTTCGCAAAGGTATCGTACAGGTTGTCTTCCATTGCTTCTTCAGTAACCGCAAAGGCCAAAGCAATGGTTTCATGTGTGTAGCGAGCAGTGTAGCTCTCTTGTGCATCGTCATAGGATACAGCGGCACCTTCACCTTTAGTAGGTGCAGTACCAAATCCTGTGAACAATACTTCTTCTTCAAACGCACGATCTGAA